TCATTTTATATTATCATCATAAATAATATAAAATGAGTTTAGTTATTAATACTATCAATACTGTTAATAGTATGGAAAATTGTAATATACAGTATGAAAAAAAATTAACTATATACAATGTATTTCACTCTAAAATATTTCCTGAATTATATTCTGAAATGAACGAAGAAGACAAGCAATATATAACTTTTTATGGTGTAAAAACTAAAGAAAATACAGAAATGAATATAATATATGAAAACTCGTTAAATGTTTATAATCAATCATATCAACGTAATTGGTACAATGAAGCCAGTGCATTATATCATATTTATATGAATATGTTGTACAAAAAATCTCAGTTTATTGGATTATGTCAATATGATATGAAATTTTCAAATACAACCATTCCTAATATTTTGTCAGATATAGATGAAAAAACAATATATGTATATTGGTTTTTCCCTTGGTGGTTTTTAGGTGGGCAAAAAATAATAGTAAAAAATCTTAATGTTTTTAAATGTGGGTTAAAGAGTTATAATGATTTTTTTAATACAAATTATACAGAGGAGACTGTTATAAAAAATAGAATGATTACGTGTAATACATTTGTAATATCTTCTAAATTATTTGAAAAAATGATGTCATGGATGATACAATATTATGTAAATGATGAACTAGAACAAAGCTATTTTGAACATGAAAGTAACTGTACTTATAATGCAGGAAATATAATAGAAGCTTTAGTCGGTATGTTTTTTGCATTAGAGGTAGAACAAGGTTATAAATATGGAGATTTTTCGGTTGCTCATGATACTCCAGAAAGATTATATAAAAATCAATGTTTATAAATAAATATCATTTATGTTTGAGCTATAATACTTACATATAGCACATTAACTATATGTAAGTATTCATATTTATATGAATGAATAATTAATTTCTAATTCTTTGTTGGTGTAGTATATTTATAGAACAGGATAACTTGCCTCCATCAAAACACCACATTGACCTGCACCCTTATTGTAAGACGCACCTCTACCTAACCGGATAAATCCTTTTTCTCCCCAAGAAGTTCCCCAAGAGTTCTTTACTGTGTAATAATCAAGTGTGCTGTCAGTTCCATATCCAACTACTAATACACCGTGGTCCAAAGAGGTTCCGCATGTTCCAGTGAAAACGCCAGATTTGTATAGTTGAAAAGCCGTTTGGTCTGCCTCAATTGCAACAGATACGGGTTGTTGAGCGAGTGCAGTTAACATCGCGTCGTCTGAGTTAGGCTTGACATCAACAAATAATTGGACTTTACTATTGCTATTTACGCTACAAGTAGTCTTGCAAGTTCCAGCAGTCTTGGTAGTTCCTGATACATAAGGATAATCTTGTTCAGAACACAATCCGCCGTTTTTCTTAATCCAGGTAAACGCATTATCCATCAGTCCACCGTTGCAACCGTGATCTCGACCCCCATTTGTTAGGGTATCACAATCAACCAATTGCTGTTCAGAAAAAGATGCCAATGTTCCATATTTCAAGAAATAGACACCTTCCAATGCGCCAGTTGTAGAAAAACTCCAACAAGAACCACATTGTCCTTGGTCTTTAACTGGAGTAACTGCTCCAGCAGCTACCCAATCGACGGATTTAGGAACACTGATAATTTCTTGTTGAACATAGTTGGACTCAATAGTAACGGGCTTATCGAAAGAGAGCAAATACTGGCGGAACTCGGTAGTATCCATACCGGAGAATTGGTTATGGTCGAGAGTATAAGTCAGATTTTGGGAATTGGAGACCTCGATAAAACGATCGTTGGCGACCCACTTGTGGTACACATCTAAGAAATGAGCATCATCCCGAAACTTGAAATGGAAAGTTTCTACCCATTCGTGGAAACGGTCCATAATACTTGCACTAAATACATTGGAAACAAATACTAATAGTAAAAAAACGGAAAGTTTAGACATATGTTCAACTATATACATATGAAGAGAAATATTATTTATATTGTTTTTGAAAACATATTATGACTCTCTCATAGATGATGAAATGAAAACACTGTATAACATATGTCGAAAAAGTTTATTAGTAAATAATGATTGCTAAATATATATTATATGTCGAACTATATTGTATTTACATCAAATCGAGATCTAGGTGATACTCTATATTACGTGAATCTTACATTTACAAAAACTGGATCAAGTGGATCTGTATACACATACACTGCAATTACTACTGTTGATACAATCGCAGATTATACTTTTTCTGGTGTTTCTTCACTTACATCAATAACTATACCGACTACAGTTACAGCTATTGGCAATTATGTATTTCAAAATTGTGGAGGTCTAACATCTATAATCATTCCATCAAGTGTAACCAGTATTGGCGATGGTGCATTTAAATTTTGTGGATTAACATCAATAAATATACCAAATAAAGTTGCTATGATCAATTATGAAACATTCGCGAGTTGCAGGTTAACATCAATAAATATACCATCCTCGGTTACAGAAATTGGAGCTTTTGCATTTTTTGAATGTACAAATCTAACATCCGTAATCATTCCATCAAGTGTTACCATTATTTATGGTAATGCATTCTCAGAATGCATTAAGTTAACATCAATAAATATGCCAATCAGTCTAACATCTATTGGCGATTATATATTTCAACTTTGCACAAGTCTAACATCTATAACTATTCCACAAAGGATTACTGATATTGGCGCTGGTGCATTTAATTATTGCACGGATATAGAAACTATAACACTTCCAGGTAGTATTTTGTCTATACAATCCACTGCTTTTCAGGGATGTAGTTCTCTGACTTCCCTAAGTATTCCAAGTCAAGTATCTATTATACCAGAATCTTTATGTGAATATTGTAGTAAACTAATCAATGTAATTATTCCTAGCAATGTCCAATCTATAGGCGATAACGCATTTCGAGGATGTTCTTCTATGACTGTATTGTTGCTTCCTTCTATATTAACTTCAATTGGGAATAATGCTTTTAGTGGATGCACTGCATTTAAATCAATAAGCGTCTATTCAAACATAACTGCTATAGGAGAAAATATATTTGGTAGTACATCGGACAACACAAATTGTCCAAATCTAATAATGAAACTAATAATACCAAATAAAACTGTGTCATTAAGTACAATACCAATATATACTTACACAACTGCAAACTACCCAAACATGTTAATAAATATTAAATATATTAACGACGCTAATACAACCAATACTATATCAGTCGTTAAAAATACTACTCAGAATACTGTATCTGACACGACTTCGGTGGTCACTTGTAATGCTATTACTCAATTGAGACGTTCTAATATCCCTACTACCGTTCCTATACGATTCAATCCAGTTAGTCCATATTCACAGTATACACAAGACCAATTAGCTATGCGCAGAAAGTCCGAAATATTACAATACAATGCAAACAAACAAAATACAAAACAAAATGGCACAACTAAGAAACAAGCATTTTCGTATTTAGCAAATAATCCACAAATATCCGCATCTACCAATTCTATAACAACCCGAAAAGTATGCGACCAAAACTTGATATCAGTTCCAACATCATCTAGTAATGTCCCTGGACCAATACAATATTTGTATATGGACCCATCTGTACCTTTATATAATTATAACGATAACCGTAATTACAATTTATTTATACAAACAGATACTCGTAAGTGGAACATATTTACTTATACGGATGTAGAATTATCTGAAACGAATGATAAAACGGTTGTGTCAATTTATGTACGGAACGGGATTGAAAATAATTATACGACATTTTCATTAGTCCAACCTGTTTCGATAAGAGTTTCTGGGTCAAACAATACAATAACAGACTACAATTTGGATTTTTTTAGAAATACAGTTTCTATAACAGTTACACAAGTCGTTTTTCAAATACATTATAATACTACTACTATACAAACAATAACTGTAAGCAATCCTACAAATGCATCAACTACTAATAAATTATCTGTTATGTATTTAAATACTAGTAAATCGGGTAGCAACCCTTTTTCTGCGACTATTTTCATAGGTAATTTAGAATTAAATGACGTTGTCTTATATACGCCTCCGAACATTATTTACGATATTAATATATTGGCAACAGTAGAATTAGATACTGGTAGTGAAGATTATGACGCAGACGCCTATTTTTCGAACATAACGTATACTGCAATATATAATAGAACTAGACGAGTAAATAGAATTAATAATTGTGTAGCTTATTCAAATACCACAAATCAGTATGTTAGTAGTATTGTAGGGCAATAATATAGTAAGATATGGGTGTTATATGATATATATCGATACATCATATGACTGTCAGGTTATGTAGTGGTTCTTGCATCAAAATCCAATTCGTCTACGTAATTTATTGTTTTGTTATATAAATATTCAAATACTTTTATGACATTTAATACCTTTTCGTAATTATCTGAAATATGATTATGACTATATGTGTGATAAATGAAATGGTCCATAATAAAATCTGGATGTTTTAAATAAATATCGGTTTCTATATTGAAATCGGATCTAATTGTTCTTATTACACGTTCCGCGTCTGGTAATTCCAATGCAGTTTTATATAAATGTTTCAACACACTGACAATATTTCGGTATTTACATTTTGCGTCCTCTTTATATTTTAAAAACGGCGTTTTTTCTACGATATCAAAATCGGATTTAGAAGCAACATATACAGGGCAATTTGAAGAAATCATTTTGTTCCCTCTATTTATATACACTAAATAATCAGAAAACGATTTACTAAAACTAACTGTTTTAGCCAACCATTCTAAATCTTCTATCAATTGAGTTATACAATATTTATCTGAACTCAGTTGTATATATTTGATTTTGTCTATATCCGATATGAGTTTTGTATTATAGTCCATAGTTTCTGGATGATCCATATGTTATAAACATACAAAATACTTTATGTTATTGTTCGCATAAAATATTTTGTTGTTTATGATTCAATTATACTTTATATAAAATGTTTAGGCATTTTGAGATAATGTCGGGTTAAGACACAATTTTTGTGAAGGATATACTTGTCCGGACATACATTTGTCGTGTTCTGATATTTCAATGCATCCGCGTCGACCTTTGTATTCTCCTACTAAACACCAAGTGTTTTTTTGTTGAGAAATCGGGTTTTGTATAGGATTTTCAGTAGTATCTGGACTAGGTATTTGAGCATTTTTTTGACCTATAGTAGAATTATTTAGTGTTTTATCTAAATCGGGTTGCTGTTGCGGTAAATCGGGTTGCTGTTGCAGTGGTTGACCCTGAGTACCAGTCAAAATATTTCCTACTGAATAAAGAGTTCCTTCTGTTATATCAACTCCAGTTCGAGCTACATTACCTGCAATATTTGCACTAATATTTATTGCTGAACCCGCAACAAATCCAAAAAGGGCAAGCACTTTCATTGTCAAATTATACGCCATAACCGCAATATTTCTAAAAATATTACCAATACTATCATTTAGTAGTATCAAAAAAATAATAGCACACAAAATAATAATAATAGTTTTATTGCTAAAGCCGCCTACACTATCCGTTGGAACAGATGGAGATGACGGAAGCGTTTCAGTAAAACTAGGTGAAATTGGTGGGTCAGCAGAACTCATATGTACCTATATTATAGAGCCATAGAAAAATGTTCGATTATGTATACGTTTATATAATTAGTATTATTTATTAGAGTATTATAAAACAATGGGATTTTTCAATATTATCGAAACCTTTTTTTTCATTAGTTTAGGCATAACAATTATTTTAGTTGCGTTGCTAGTGTACCATTTTAAGCAACGATTGTCTTTAGTAGAACAAAAGTACGAATCATTGTTTGATATTGTTGCTGGTGTAGTAAAACAACTAAGTAATATACAATCAGTTGGTCCACCACCCCAAAGTATTGATCAATTCGGCGGAATGTACCAACATTGGACTGGTCAAGAACATTTAGGAAACATAACTGTTTCTACTGAATATCCGGACAAAATGTTTAATACTGTGGGTGAACAATACTCATATAACAATTTGCATATGCATTCAGAATCTAATAAAAACAATAATAATTTAGAAGTAGAAGAAGACGATGTGTCTGATGAATCCACTGAGTCTGATGAATCAGATGATTTCGATGATAGTGAGTCCGAATTGAATGACTCAGATGAAGAAGGTGAAGGAGACGAACACGATATTGATGAAAATGATTTTTCGAAAATAATTGTATCCGATGACGAACTTGCGTGTAATAAAAATAGTAGCGTAGACAGTGTAAAAATTATAAGCTTAAATGTTAGCGAAACCCATCCCAATATAGAAGAACTTGACATAACTTCTATAAACTTAGATGATAGTCAGGATATAGATGATACATATGAGTCTCCTGTACAAGACGTGCAAATTGATTATTCACTAACAACAGACCAAGAAGAAACCCCTATAGTAGTTCGAAAAGTTGACGATATTCAAAACGAACAAACTGAAACTACATTTGTTATAGAAAGATCATCAGCAAAAGATCTATACAAAAAAATGTCATTAAGTAATTTGAAAGCAACTGTTATTTCTAAAGGGTTATGTAGCGATCCAAGTAAAATGAAAAAAAATGATTTGTTAAAGTTATTGG